GTAACCGTTGAACAAAGTTTCTCGGCTCATAACGGTAGACATAACTAACTTCCTTTCTGTCTCCCTGCCTTACAAGTTATATAATAACACTAACTGTTACAAAAAACAACTTGCAATTATAACAACAGCCGTTAAAATAATAACTAAATTCCAACTAGACGAGGGAAAGGATCGTCATGAACAAGTCCGAAATCGAGAGCCTGTGGAGGGCACTGTGCGCGACCACGTGCAAGCCCGGTACACGCGCACCTTATGATAGCGTGTGCGTGCATAATCGAGTCGTCTACGCGACGAACAGCTACGTCCTGCACCGTGTCGAGGGGCTTTATCAATCGGGTATGATCTTTCGCGCTCTCCACGGCAAAGAGCTAACGTATCTCGACCACACCGACGTCCTGGACGGTTTGCTCAAATATCGGCCGGACAACCGCGAGTTCGCTAACCTTATTCCCGACTACGATTCCGCAAAGCTCATGCTCGCGCTGCGCCCGCACCGTGCGCTCGGCTCGACGGTGAAGTTCTACAGCGGGGCCCGTCGCGAGTATGCGCCCTTGGTCATCGTGAGCAAGACGGCCACTCACAATGAGCCGGTCATCATCACGACAGTTGTACAGGGCGAAAAGAACGGGTGGAAATAATGAAATGGTATGAGACTTCGTTAACCGCTCAATTCGACAATGCGATCAAGCTGTCGCAACAAGGCCGGTCTGAGGCATATGTTAAGGCGATTCGCAGGATCCGCACACTCATGATAGAACGTGAGAAGCAAGTGCGTTGTGATCTTGAAATGACTAGCGTGCTGTCGCATTACCAAGGTATCGACGCTTTGCTCCATATGGAGCAATCCAAGCTGCGCGTCATGACCGACGACGATCTCGCGATCTCTCGAATTGGTCTTATGTGTGATTGTGCCGCGTTGACGCTCAACAGTGACAGACCGAGTGCGAAACAAAAGCGCGCGTCCGCGCGACAGGCGCTCGATAAGATATTAAGGGAAATGCGTCGTCGTACTTATGTCTATGACTTCGATGACTGTCGTCTTCAGCGTGAGCAACTTCGGCGCGCCTCTCGATTACAATAGATTTGGCTTACGGGACTCGGCAAAGGGCCGGGTCCCTTTTTTCTGCCGGAAAGGAGGCAATGAAATGGACGTCAAGGTAATTACGGATCTGGTGAGCAACGTGGCATTCCCCATTGCGGCTTTCGTGATGATGTACTACAGCAACACGAAGACCATCGAGGAGCTTCGCGAGACCATCGAGGAGAACAGCCTGATCATGACGAAGCTCTCCGAGAAGCTCGACAATCTCAACGGCAACAAGGAGGTCTAGCAACATGAAAGCAAACCGCATCGAGCGGAAGAAAGGCGCGGCTCTTGTCGCGTTTTTCTTCGCGCTCGCTATCGCATTTGCAACGCCGACCGGTGCGGAGGCATATCAGAGCGTCGACAAGTACGTTTCTAACGGACACGGGTATTTGAACGCCTCCTATCTGGTTATCCACGAGACGGCTAACCCTGGCGCGAGCGCCTACAATCATACGTTATTATGGGCGCGTGACGATACCTATGCAGTCCATCATGTGATGGAGCTAGACGGTTCGACCGTGTACAACACGGTCGCGGAGAACCGTCTTTGCTGGCACGTGGGCAACGGCAACGGATACACGATCGGGATCGAGCTCGCGCATGCCACGAACGCCTCCGATTTCGCGAAACAGTGGGGAGAGGCCGTTAAGTGGGCCGGGGACGAGCTGCGCGCCCACGGGTGGGACACGTCGCGCCTGCTGTCCCACTATGAGGCCGCTCGGCGCTGGGGCGGTTCCGACCATACCGACCCGAACGGCTATTTCCGCGCATACGGTAAGACGTGGCTCGAGTTCAAGCAGGCCGTAGCATCTTATCTCGGTTCCGGTTACGTCGCGCCGATTGCGCCCATCGACGGAAACGGGGGCACGTATCAGCCCGCAACCTCCGCAACTCGCGCGACCTTCCCCAAGTCCACGGGCAAGAGCGTAAATATCCACTACGCGCTCCACAACCGTTACGGGGCGTGGAATAGTGCCGTCACCAACTTCAACGACTCCAATGGTGAGGGCTTTGCCGGTGTGCCGTACGGCTCCCACGACATGCTGATCGCATGGGTCGATAGCGGCACGCTGCGCTACCGCGTCCATACCGAGGAGAGTGGATGGCTGGATTGGGTGCAGACCGCCAATTACAACGATTCCGTAAATGGCATGGCGGGCATCTGGGGCCAGACCATCGACGGCGTTCAGATGTACTACATCACGCCTACCGGTGATTACAAGCAAGTCTACTATCGTTCTCAGGACGTCGCGCACGCCGGATACTGGGACGAGGTGTGCGACGACGGCACCACCTACGGAGGAGACGATTACGCGGGCGTGTACGGGTGCGCACTCGACCGTCTGCAATGCTATGTATCAGACGGCACGCGCCGATAAGTGAAAATTATTAGAATAACCGTTGACACAGAAAGCGCCTTCTTCCTATAATGTCCATGACAGCAACGGGAAGGGGGTGCATATGAGAAGCGATAAAGCAGCGCGCGGTCTTATAGGTCGGACGATTCGTATCTGTCACTGCATTGGAAATACTTTCGTCAACGGTAAGTTGGTCGATTTCGAGTATGATCTTATTGGCGGTTACGACGATCCGGTAAAGGCCACTAACACGCTTCGTAGACGATTTGACGACCCGTTCATTTCAATTACTAAAGTCGAAGTCGAATCAGATTACTATTCAATCCCGATTAGTCTGTTTCTGAAAGTAGCAGTCAATTACGCAAATGGAAGGAAACCCCATTATGATTAACGAAAACACTCAGCTCGTACCTATGGATGCCTGCACCGACCTCTACACCCCCTCAAGCTATTCCAGCATCAAGACTACCGACGCCGCGACCAAGAAGCTCGTCGTGAACGCGATGAACAACGCCAAGTCCCTGGCCGACTATGCGGACAAGGTCATCAATGTCATCGGTGTTTTCACCAAGCCCGGCATCCGCCGCTCCCGCGACAAGAACGGTGTCGATACGACCTGCACCAACACCACGCTCATCTGCGAGGACGGCACCGCATATTTCTCCCAGTCCGAGGGAGTGCGCAACGCAGCCGATAATTTCATGGCTGCGGGCCTGTTCGACGAGGGCGAGATTGTCCCGATGAAACTCGTCGCTTACAAGCTCCCCAACGGCAACACCCGTAAGACGCTTGTGCTCGTCTAGTCAAGACTTAACCCTCAGCTTCCGTTGCTTTAATATCAGGCGGTGCGGTCCAAGCCGCACCGCTTTTATTTTGGAGGTCGGCCCCTTATGGCACGTGCGAAAAGGACATCGGACGAGGTATACAACGCGCGACGCCGCGCCAAGCGACTGCTGGCGCGCCTGGAGCGCGAGGACGTGAGCGGCATGAGCACGTCGCAGAAACGCGCGCGCGCCGACTATATCGCGAGCGTGCGCGAGCAGATCACGCAGTCCTATCAGGGAACGAGACAGGTGCATCAGGTGACCGAGGCGCAGACGCGCACGAAGAAGGCCGCAGAGCGCCTCGACCGTATGACGACCGCGCCGCGCAAGGCGAGGTCGCGCGCCGCGAGGTCGAACCTTATATTCCAGCGCCAGATCAACCTAGCGCGATCGGGCGCTCCGAGCACGCTCGGCGATCGCGGCAAGGAGGCCGTATCGGTCTTCTACGCCGCGACGCGCCGTTTCTGGCGCGGGAAGGACCCCAAGGAGCGCAACAGGCTGATCATGGAGGGGCTGGGCGTGACGTCGCTCTCCGAGGCCTACGATCGCGTTATCGGGGCCAACAGGAAGGCGCTCGACAGCCTGGTATCGGCGGGCGCGCAGACGTCGCTCGTCGAGGGGCTGACTTCCGAGAACGAGGCGTTCTATGGCGAGGTGGATTTCGACGCGGAGCTGACCGGCTCGGCGGTATGGGCCTCAAAGATCGTAATGTTCGGGTAGGAAAAAAGGTGCGGGGATGGGATTCAAGTCGAAGAGGCCGGAGTTTCGGGTAGCGGCGAGCTATGACACTGAGACGTGCAACATATGCATCGACCGCGCCGTCAACACGTGGCGCGCCTATCCCGTGCTCTTTATCGTGAACGACCTGCGCGGGTGCGACCTGCGGACCTATGAGCCCGGTGCGGGCCGTATCGACTTCTATCGCCACGAGGGCGAGATGCAAGATTGTATCGACGAGTATATCGCCTGGGGGGAGCGCGAACACTTTATCCCGATCATCTGCGCCTACAACCTCATGTTCGACCTTCAGCCCCTCATGCACGACCTCAACGAGCGCTGGGATATGGAGGTGTCCGCTCAGAGCGCGACGAGCGTCTATACCGTGGACATCGTGCGCGACGGCGCGGTCAAGCTCCGTTTCTGGGATACCTTCTATCTCGAGATGCGCGGGCTCGCGAAGATGGGTGAGGCCGCAGGACTTCCCAAGGCCGAGGGAGATTGGGACTACTCCAAGATCCGTACGCCCGAGACGCCGCTTACGGAAGAGGAGCTTTTCTACGCAGGCCGCGATACAGAGGTCATCCCGGCGTATCTTCGCTACCTGCTCGAGTCCAACGAGTGGCTTCGCCCCGAATGGCTCGGCGTGCGCGTGCTGACCAAGACGTCGCTCGTGCGCCAGGCGGGAAAGATGGAGACGGGACGCCTCCGCATTCCCAGGGCGAAGGGTAGGCCAATCTCGGTGCAGGCCGCTTTCGAGCGCATGTGCGCCGAGGAGCTCGCGCCGACCTATGCGCAGTACGCGCTACGCAAGGCCTGCTTCAGAGGCGGTTTCACGCTCACTTCGGCGCGCTATTCCGGCATCGTGCAATCAAACGTCTACTCGATTGACGAGACGTCCGCGCACCACGCATACATCAACGGGCATATGTGCCCGGTTCATTTTCGCGGCCTGCTGCCCCCCGTGCTACAGGCGATGGCCGAGAACGTGTGCGCAACCGACCTCGACGCGGCGATGCGCCACTGGGAGGAGCCGTTCGGGTGCGCCTTCCACGCCCAGATCCGATTTACGAACATGCGTTTGCGTGAGGGGAGCGCTTTCGAGTGCTGGGATATCGCGTTGCTGTCTGAGGCGAAATTCAAGGCCAAGGGCCAACTGGGCGACTGGGGCGGGCAGGCCGACCGCGACGGCGTGACCGCAGTGCGCAGCGCCGGATACGTCGACACCGCATACAACGGGCGCTTCGCATTCGGTAAGCTGGTATCGGCCGACTCCGCAATCGTCAACGTGTCCGAGCTGGAGCTGTGGTGCATGAGCCGGGTATATGCCTGGGATTCGATGGAGGTAATTTTGGGGGAGGGTACTATGAGTTTCGTCAAGCCACCCGACTATGTGACCCTGCTCTCTAATCTGTTCTACGCTAGAAAGAATGCATGCAAGCAGATCTTGAAAACCTATGAGACCGGCACGCCGTACGCGCCGGACATCTCCGAGACGATTCCCGAGGGCATCGCCTCTCGCATCCGCTCGGGTGAGATGGAGCGCGCCGACCTCGAGGCGTACTATAACTCGACCGTCAAGGGCATGTTCAACAGCATTTACGGCATGGAGGCGCAAGACGTTTTCAAGCCCGGCTACAAGGTCGAGGGCGGTGAAATCTCGGTCGACCGCTCGAGCGTCGTGTCGCGCGAGACATATGAGGCGCATTACGAGGACGCGAAAAACAAGCTCGTGCTCTACCCCTACGGCCTGCGCATCGTGGGCGGGTCCCGTATGGCGATCGTCGCGGCAATCGAGTTGATATACCGCGCGCTCGGCGAGCGCGTGCGCGTGCTGGGCGGCGATACCGACTCGTTGAAAATCTCGTGCGATACGGACGTCACTGCGGACGACCTCATGTGCGTGCTCGCGCCGTTCCACGAGGCCGTCACGGCCTCCATCGACTCGTGCATGGGCCGCATCCGCGCCAACTTCCCCGGGTACGCCTCGACGCTCGCGGGCGTCGGAACGTTTGAGGTCGAGGGCGCAGCCTATCCGCTCCACATGGACGCATGGAACAAGGCGCGCGTGAGCTGGGACGGCGAACATGCGCACATCACGTGCGCGGGTCTGTCGCGCCCGACGGGCATGTACCATATCGAGAACTGGATTGACGACATGAGCGCCGGCCACGGTTTCACCGAGGTTGCGCCGCGCGTGCTGGGGTGGGGCGTGCGCGTGTCGCAGGCCGTGTGCCACGCGCTCGAGCATTACCGGCCGGCATCCGCCGACGTGTTGGACATGGACGTGACCGACTATCTCGGCGAGACCGCGCACGTGAGCGCGCACGAGTCGATAGCGCTCTACGCATCAGACCGCGTGCTCGGCGATTCGGAGAAGGGCGGCAACGCGCGCACCGTCGCATATATGCGAGAGCGGTACGGGCGCGTCGTGGACACGACCGAGCGCGTCATCGACTACGACGGGACGCGCGCGAGCTACACTTATCTGGACGATGAAGGGAACGAGGTCGAATGGTAAACCTGAACGACGGCATTCATTACAACTGGGAGAAGACGCTCAGCTATAACGCTGATATAACGATGGTCGTCGGCGCGCCGAACAAGGGCAAGACGTATGGCCTTCGCGCCTACGCGCTCAACGCCGCGATCAAGCGCGACGAGCGTTTCGTCGAGGTCTGCCGCACGCTCGACGAGCGCGACGCCGTGAAGAAGGGATATTTCGATAAACTGGTCGCGACCGACGAGGAGTTCGCGAACTACGAATATAAGTGTGAAAACAACGAATTTAAGTACCGACCCTCCGGCGCCGAGAAGGGCACGCCGTGGAAGGTCTGCGGATACGTCGTCGGATATGCCGAGATGCAGGGCACGAAGAAAAGGACGTTTACCAACGTCAAAAACATCATCTTCGACGAGGCAATCATCGAGAATATCGACGCCGCGCACACCTACAAGCGTAATGAGTGGAACATGCTCGCTCGAATCATCGACTCGTGCGTGCGCGAGGACCCCTACGACGGGCACCGGATCAAGCCGCACGTCTTCCTGCTGGGCAACTCCGTCGATTTGCTGAACCCCTATTTCGCGGCGATCGGCGTAAAGGGCGTGCCGAGGTTCGGCTATACCTGGTACCTCGACAAGATGGTATTGCTCCATTACGTCGAGCCGGACGAGCACGACCGTTACCGCATGGACAACACGCTCGCGGGACGTATGGGTCAGGTGACCGGATACACGAAAGCCACCTACGCTAACGACTTTGCCGAGGACAACAGATATATCTCAAAGAAGCCCGCGCGCGCCAAGTTTGTCATGGGGTGCGTTCATATGGGTGACGAGTACGGCATCTGGATTGACATGAGCGAGGGCTACTACTATGTGACCGGGAAGATTCCCAAGAACGCAGAACCGGTTTTCGCGCTCACGAGGCGCGACAACACGCCGAACCGCATCGCCGCGCAGCGCGCCGTAAAGACCCTGCGCGTCATCGTCCAGATGTATTACGAGGGCGGCGTGCTCTTCGACTCGGTGAAGGTGCGCGAGGGCTTCCTGGACGCCATGTCGCTCTATGGCGTAAAATGACCGCGACGCCCGCGACGACTCGCGCGGCAAGCGGCGAGTAGGGACGATTCGGGACAGCTATATCGTTCGGTCGATACCTGAACCCCGCACGCTCGGCGGCGTGTTTCAGCCGCACGCGCCAAAGTTTCGCAAAGGCGTTATATAATGGGCACGATGCGCAGGCGAAAGCCTGTTCGCATCGTGCCCTTATTTGTAGCTATAGAAAGGAGCTGACATGGACGAGGACGAGAAGCCCGAGACCGAGGCCGACGACCTGACCCCGGAAGAGCAGGAGATCGAGGACGATACCGGCACGTCCGGCGAGGAGGCGCACCGCATCGGCGAGTTCGACGACCTGCGCGACCGCCTGGAGCGCATCGAGCGCGTGCTCGGCAACGTCGCCTCGATGGTCGAGGCGATGCGCACTACCGCTGCCGCGATCGACATCGACAACGGGGCCGACGTGGTGGACGTCGACGGCGACGGCGACGCCGATGTCGTGACCGACGACGGCGAGGCCGACATCATTCCCGACTACGACGATATGGATCTTGATCTGTAAGGAGGTTAATAGATGGCAACTGACAACACCACTATCATGGGCCGCGTGTACCTGTCCGCAACCAACGATTTTCAGCAGCGCGTGCCCGACCCGACCGTCGCGGGCATCGACGCGACGAGTAAGTTCCTATTCAAGCCCAACAACGGCCGCTATCTGAACGAGTTCATCGACGCGTACATCAACCGCGTCGGAGACCAGATCATCCACAACAAAGAATGGGAGAACCCCCTGCGCGTCTTCAAGGGCGCTGCCATGCGTTACGGTTCGTCCATCCAGGAGTCCGCGCTCAAGTGGATCAAGGCGCACACGTACAACGTCGAGGATTCGGCGCTCGAGAAGATCAGCCGCCCCGAGGCCGCCGTGTGGTATCACACGGTCAATCGAGAGGACCGTTACGACATCACGCTCGAATACCCGGATCTGCGCCAGGCATTCCTCGATGAGTTCGGACTCAACCGCCTCATCGACTCCGTGCTCACCGTGCCGCGCAACTCCGACAATTACGACGAGTACCTGTGCATGATGGCGCAGATGTCCTATTACGAGCAGAACTGGGGTTTCTTCAAGCACCACGTGAGCGCCGAGCCGACCGACGAGGCCACCGGTAAGGAGTTCCTCAAGGCCGTGCGCGCCTACGCGAGCAAGCTCGAGTTCCCGACCGCGCTCTACTCCCCGGTGTCGGCCGAGTACGGCATCCCGGTTTTCGCGAAATCCGAGGAGCTCGTGCTGTTCATCACCGCAGACGCCATGGCATCTGTCGACGTCGACACGCTCGCGGGCATCTTCAACCTCAACAAGGCCGACATCAAGTACCGCACCGTCATTGTTCCCGACATCCCCGTGCCCAACGCATTCGCGCTCCTCACCACCGACGCGTTTTTCGTGTGCAAGGATTTCCTGTACGCTAACGATAGCTTCTACAACCCCTCGACGTACTCCACTAACTACTACCTCCACCACTGGGAGGTCGTTTCGTGCTCCCCGTTCGTGCCCGCTATCCTGTTCACCACGGACGCCGCGACCGATATCCCCACGCTCACCCAGACCGTGACCGACGTCGACATCACCGCAGCCTCCCAGCAGCTCAAGCCCGGAGATACTACGCAGATGACTGTTAAGCTCGTCGGCACCATCACGGCCAACGATCTCGGCGTGACCGTCGAGCCCAACGCCGTCACCTGGAGCGTGAGCGCCGAGACCGCCGCAGCCGACGGCGAGCCGATCGCGCTCAACACCGCCACACGCGTAGACCGTCTTGGCGTGCTCCACGTCCAGAAGTCCGGCCTCGAGGCCGGTAACGTCCTGCACGTGACCGGTACGACCTCGTACGTCAACCCCTCCGGCTCTACCACGCTCCATACAAAGACCGTGGACATCACGATCGCCTAGCCTATAATCGTCAGTGCAAGGCGCCGCGCCCCCGCTCATGCGTGAGCAGGGGCGCATTTTATTAAGGAGGACATATGGGTGATTTCCCGAACCTCGACAACGTGAACGTCTACAAATACGACAACTTGCTCGACTACTCACTATTCAAGCCGACCACGCGGCTCAAGATGTGCAACGTCCCGTGGTGCGGCGACTACGACAACGTGGTGAAGTTCGACGACGACGCCGCGCGCGACGCATGGTTCGACGCGCTCGAGGGTGAGGTCGTCAACCTCGATACCATGTTCAACGTCAAGCCCGACGGCGCGTCCAAGGTGCCGGTGCCGGTGACATCCGCCCAGGGATACAACTATCTCGTCGTGGACCTGCCGCGCATGACGAGCGACGCGCGGCCGCTCGCGTACGCCGCAGGCGACCGCAAGCGCCGCTACTACTATTTCATCCAGGACGCGCAGCAGCTCTCCCCAAACTCGACGCGCCTGATCCTCACGCCCGACGTATGGACGACATACATCAACGAGATGCAATTCGACTACGTGCTGCTGGAGCGCGGACACGCGCCGGTGGCCGCGTCGAGCGTGACCGACTACCTAGCGAACCCCCGAGACAACAGCGCGTATCTGCTCTCCGATGATGTCAACACCGGGGGTGAGCCGTATGTCGAGACCGCGCGCGCGTACAAGAACTACAGCGCCGAGACCCAGCGCGCCTGCATTGCGACATACGCCGACCTACAGGGCAACATCGGAACCGCTGCCGCCCCGAAAGTGCCCGCGATTTCAGAACCGGACGTATCCGGCGTGCTCGCTCCGCGCGTGTACTCCGTAGCCGTGGGCGACCTCCAGCCGTTCCTGCGCGCGCTCGAGACCAACGCGCCCTGGATGAAATCGACCGTGCTCGGCGTGTTCTTCGCGCCGTCCGACCTGCTCACGCAGTCCGCTCCGTTCACGCTTTGGAACATTTCAATTACCGTGCTGGATGCGGTCCAGAAAATCGAGCCGTTCATGCAGCCGGGCGTGGCCGATTTCGGCTATCCGGCGCAGGCCGCAGGTTTCGCCAAGCTCTACACATATCCCTACGCCGCGATCCGAATAGGTGACGAGCGCGGGCAGACCTCCACGGTTAGAATCGAGGACCTAGGCGCGAACGGTATCCAGCTCGCGAGCGCCGTGAACCTCGTCATGCCCTATATCTCGATCGACGCGCGCCTGCTCGGTATCGCCGGTGCAACCGATAGCCTCATATTCCAGACCATCGAGGGGCGCACGTACAGCTACGGAGGCGCGTGGGGCGAATACCTCAAGAGCTGGAACCTTCCCGTGATGCAGGTGAGCCAGAGCGCCGCGAGCCGAGCCGCGTACACGACCGTATACAGCCGCGCGCACGCGAAACTCGCGGCCGACAACGCGCTCGCGTCGTCGCTCGCCTCCAACTCGACCGCGTACACGAATGTCGACAACTCGGCCAAGAACGTGACCGACAACAATGCTATCAACACTGCGGCGAACACCGCCGTGACGAAAAACGCGAACGACTGGGCGCTCACCGGCGCGAGCGCGTCGAACACAAAATTGGACGCCGACTGCAACGCCGATAACGCGGCCTCGACTTCAATGACGGGGTTACAGAACGACGTCGTGGCAATCACCACGGCAAACAACAACGCTGCCGCGATCGCGAGCACTGCCGGTGCCGTCATCACGGGCGGCATAACCGGGGGCTCCGCAGACGCCAAGAACGCCGCAATCGGAGGTATAGCCGATCTCGCCGTCGCGATACCATCGGCAAACGCCGCTGCTGCGATCTCGCAATCCAGCAACTCAGCGGCGGTATCCGTCGCGCAGACCAACGCGCTCCAGAAAACGCTCAATGCGGCTAAATACACAGCTGCCGTTTGGGGCGTCCAGAACAACGCGAGCACCTCCGCGACCACGCTGCGCAACGAGGCGAGCACCAAGGTTGCGGACAACAACGCGGCCGTCATGCGCACCAACGCGGGCAACACCAAGGCCACCGGGGACGCGAACGCAAACCGCGCATACGCGACCGCGATCGACGCGATCTCGGCGGGCCTCAACCAGGCGGGTGTCGCGGCCCCCGCGCAATTCGGAGCGAGCGCGAACGGGCAGTCGAGCGCCACCGCGCCGCGCGCCCTGTTCGCCCAGATCGTCACGCAGCGCGAGTGCGACATCATGAACGCGGCCTCGGCCTTCGCCCGCTACGGGTATTCACTTATGCGCGAGTTCAGTATGGAGCGCATGCAGGTCATGCGTCATTTCACATACTGGAAGTGCGCCGAGGTATGGTGCAGCGGCAACGGCAACGCGCTCGAGTCCGCACAGGGTGCGATCAAGGATATACTTATTCGTGGCGTGACCGTCTGGAGCAAACCCGAGGAGATCGGTCGCGTAAGCATATACGATAATCTGTAAAGGAGGCACCATGTCAGAAATCGACTTGAACAAGCTGCTAAAGGCCGAGACCTATCAGGGAATGACCGACGAGGAGATCAACGCGATCATCGACTACAAGGTCGAGCGCGCTAAAATCCATGCGACCATCAGCAATGACATGGAGGCGCACCGGGCGATCATGAAAGAGCTCATGGACACGCAGTCCAAATCCAGCGCGGAAGTGCTCGCTTCGTTCAAGACGGCAATCGACACGCCGACGATCTATAAGGAGGTGAACGCATGAGCAAGGGACGCAGGGGTTACAAGCAACGTCGCAAATACAGGCCGAGCGCGCAGCCGACATATTGGCAGACTGAGGCCTACAATCAACAGCTATTCAACATGTTCCAAAACGACCTCATCGAGCTCGCGCTTTCGCGCTTCCGCTGGCTAAACCTCCCCGAGACCTGCAACGAGCGCTTTCTGGAATGGACGCTGCTCACCGAGGGCGCTGCCACGCTCGCGTTTCCCAACTCAGGCAACACGCTCCTCTCCCTGCGCACTGTCCAGCAGGGCGCTCCGAACATGTACGACGAGCCCCGCGCATGGCGCGCGATGGGCATCACCGGCAAGACTAACTTTATGTGCAACTGGGACAACGCCGTATGGATCTGGGAGAACCGCACGCGCTACCCCCTGCTCGTGAAGATAAACATCTGGGCGCGCGAGCTTACCGACATCATGCGCACGAAACAGATCAACCGATTCCATATGCGCATGCCGTTCGTAATCTCCGCACCCCAAGACCGTATGTACGACGTGCAGAATTTCTACAAGGCGATCGCGAACGGCGAGCCCTACGTACTGGGCTATGACAACTTCCAGGACATCCAGACGTCCGCGACCATGCCGGAACGCGCTAAGGAATATATCGGGGACAAGCTCCAGCAGGAATGGGCCAACACGTGGGACGCTATATACCGCGAGTTGGGCATCGACTCAATGCCATTCAAAGAGGAGCGCATGATCGAGGACGAAGTGAACTCGACGATGCAGCCGACCGAGCTCGCGCGAATGTCCCCGCTCAACACGCGCCGCGCCGCATGCGACAAGCTCAACGCACGTTTCGGTAACCGCCTAGGTAAGTCAATCACCGTCGTATGGGCGCGCGACAACCTGTCAAGCAACTACGATATCTCGCACCGTTACGACACGATGCTCGAGAGGGGGTAAACATATGTTCGATTTTCCCGAGGTGAACACAGACGAGCGATACGACTATATGACGATCACGCTCGGCGAGTGGCACGAGCTGGGATTCTATAAGCCGCTCGAGGATGATTCGTGGCATTTCGACGCCTACAGCGACGAGCAGTACACGCGGCTTTGCACCAAGTTCCTCAACCGCTTCTATGACCGCGAGGTTTCAATCACGGTGCCGAGCAGGTGGAAACGTGCATATCTGCGCAAATTGAACGAGATCATGCCCAAGTACAAACTGCTCTATGCACGCGTCGAGCAGGGACTCAACCCCCTCCAGGAGTCACGCGAGCGCGAGAAGTCACGCGACATCTTCTCGGACTTCCCCGAGACGATGCTATCAGGTAACTCCGACTACGCGAGCACCGGCAACGACCGCGAGGCCGACACGATGCACGAGGGAAGCGCAGTGGACAAGGCCCTGCAATTCGCACGCGAGTATCAGGACGTGGATGCTATGATTCTCAATGAGCTCGAGCACGTCCTGTTCACCTCGATACTCACACCGACCACCCCGCTTTGGTAAGGAGGTGAAGCGAATGTTTACACCGCTTCCGTTTTTCAACCCCTGGATGCTGACGAACCCGACACTCCCCAAACTGTACTGGAAGGTCAAGAGCCCCGAGCAGCTGATCGCGAACCTCTATTGCATCATCGACGCGATTAAAGACCCCCTCAATAACACAATCGAGCTGTCGAATAAGAACGCGGAGACAATCGAGGCGATCAAGAAGGTTATCGAGTCCATCGAGAACGGCCAGTATTACGACCGGTACATCGACGGCCTTGCCAAATGGATTGACGCTAATTTGCAGCAACTCGTTGCGCGTCAATCAAAGTTCGTATTCCCGACCTTCTATCAAGAGCCCGATACCGGGTGCTGGAGGTACGCGCTAGTCGTTCCGCAGGGCTGGGAACATCTCGTATTTGACTGGATTTTCGACGAGCGCGACAACACCTACCACGTCCGCATCAACTATTAGATTAAGGAGCACCTATGCCTAACGTATCATCCTTTGGTGCGCAGACCGATAACTCGGTAGTGCAGGGAACCGTCACGGACCGCGCTATGGTCATTCCCGACATCCCCCCGCAGGGTCTTATGTCCGTTGGCCCGCGAGTGACCCCGCATTTCATCAAGCCGTCGCTTTGGTCCGCGCTCACCACGTATCACTTTTTCGACGCTGTGCATGATGCTGCCGGCGCGTCGTATGTCGCTATCAAGCCGGAGGTTCCTGCGGGAACCGAGCTTACAGACGAGGGATATTGGTTTCTTTGGGCAGATCCGAACAGCCAGTTCGCGGATCTGAGCGAGCTCGTAAAGACTTTCAACGGGCGCATTACGCAGAACACGACCGACATCGCGACCAAGGCACCCAACAACCACGCTAGCGAGGACACAACATACGGTGTCGGTAACGAGGTAAATTACGGCCACGTGCGCCTTGCTACGAACGATACTCCGCTCACTAGTGGAGCGAATGAGGGTATCGCGGCAACGCCAGACATGGTAAATTTGCTTATCAAAAAGAAGAAAGAATACCTAACACCTGAGATGTTCGGTGCAGTCGGTGACGGAAACACCGACGACAGCGCTGCATTAAATGCAATGTTTGCGGCAGCGACTAATAAGATTTGTTTTCTTTCAAAAGTATATGCGACTTAC